CTTCGCTGGTACCGGTCACAGCCACATTGTTGCCTTCAACAGCGACAGTCCGCACCTGCCGGTCACCGTGCTTGAGAGCGCGTTCAATGCGCTTGCCAAATACGACGTTGTAATCGGTCCTACCGAGGACGGCGGCTATTATCTCGTTGGTGCCACGGCTTCCCATCCGGGGCTTTTCACCGGAGACGTGATGGGAACGACTAGCGCGTTTGAGACACTGCTTGCTAGGGCCCGTGAAAAGCGTCTCTCAGTACATCTCACCGAACCGTTCTATGACATCGATGAGGCGGCCGACCTTGGTCGGCTTGCCGCGGAACTCGAGCGTACTCCCGGTAAGGCGTCAAAAACAGCGGAGTGGCTGCTGGCTTGGAAGAGCGCAGTGCCTCAGACGGTGCAGAACGGCAGAGTCGAGTGAGGTTAACGCCGTCTCGCAGGCTGTACGGGCTCGGGGCCATCATGTTTGTCGCGCTAGTCGTTTGTTCCCGCAGCCCGGGGGGTAAAGCAGGTCCATCTTTTCTCATTCCACTAGCCGTTGCCGGGCTTACCTACCTTGTCGCTATCCGCGAGATTTTTCAAACTCCAGCGTATGCGCGACACGTCATCTTCGTTTGCCTCGCGCTGGCCGCCTTGTGGCGGATTGCGTTCGTGATGATGCCGCCAGATTCAGATGACGACATCCACCGATACCTATGGGATGGACGTGTGCAGCGCTTCGGTTATAACCCTTACACTGTGATTCCCGCGGATCCCGCACTGGCTCGGCTACACACTGCTGAGACGCGTGGGCTGAACAACCCAGAGGTGCCGAGTCCCTATCCAGCCGGTGCGCAGCTTTTTTTTCGGGGTGTCACGGCCATCAGCGAGTCCATCTTTGCATTCAAAGTTGCCTTCGTGACGTGCGATCTAGCGATAGTTCTTGTGCTGCTGGACATCCTGCGTCGAACCGGCCAAAAGGAACACTGGATTTTGGCATATGCCTGGCATCCATTGCTCGCCACTGACGTGGCAGGCAGTGGCCACATTGATATTGTGGGCGCTCTTCTGCTTCTCGTCTCCGTTGCGGCGCTGGCGCGCCGCTGGCGGATATCTGCCGCGATTGCCTTCGGCTTGGCTGTCGCTGTCAAATTTCTTCCCGTTGTATTGGCACCGCTCTATTGGCGGCGGGTGCGCATCCGTGACGCGCTGATCGCAGCGCTGGTCGTCGTAATGTTGTACGTGCCATTTCTCGAGCACTTTCGCATCCCGATTGGATCGATCGGTGTCTACCTGGAACGGTTTCGGTTCAACGATCCCGTTTTCGCCACGCTAGAGCGAGTAGTGAGTCCCCAGATCGGAGCGGGTCTGGCGGTGCTTGTCGGGCTACTTACCGCCGCATGGCTTCGACGCAAGCCGCCGGCGTGCTGTGCGGACAGGTGGGCATGGCCTATGGCCGCGTCTCTTGCGTGTGCGCCGGTCGTGTATCCCTGGTACCTCCTCTGGCTGCTGCCGTTCCTTCGCTCGACATCGACGCTGCCGCTCATGGTTTGGACTGTCAGTATTTTGCCAACTTACTTTGTTTGGCACTTGCGGTCGCTCGGACAAGCGTGGAAGGTCCCCGGCTGGGTTCTACTGCTGGAGTATGGATCCGCTGCTATAGCCGCCGCGCTATGCGCCCCGGCATTGAAATTTAAGTACTTGCGCTCCCACGGCGGGAGTTGATTGTGGGTCGGTGCCATCCTGGTGCCCGGCGATCGGCCGCACAATCCGCTCGACGTTGGCTTGCTGGTGATCGGGCGACAGATGCGCGTAGCGCATCGTAGTCACGATCGAACGATGACCGAGGAGCTGCTGCACACTGCGCAGATTCACCCCGGCCATAACCATGCGCGAAGCAAAGGTGTGACGGAGATCGTGGAACCTGAAGTTCAGGATCTTGGCTTTCGTGACCGCGTCCTCAAACCAGCGGCTCCAATCGAGCTGCTCGGATTTCTCTTTGCCAGGGCAGACGTACGCCGATCCGTTCGAGATGCAACGAAGTTTCTCGAGCGCCGACTTGGCGATCGAATTTATCTGCACATGCCGGCGGCCGCCCTTGCCTCGTACGGTGAGAATGGAACGTTCGAGATCTACGTCTTCCCATTTAAGGGAGAATTTTTCTCCGCGCCGGATGCCGGTATAAAGCGCCAGGTCGAACTCCGCTTCACGATCTGGGTTATCACGGCGAATGACTTCCCGAATTGAGCTTTCCTCTTCCTCTCGCAGATAGCGGATGCGCTCCTCGCTTTCCTTGAAGCGTTTCACACGCGCGACCGGATTCTTCGAGATCTGGTTACGTTCGACGGCCAGGGAAAATATGCTGCTCAAAAGCGACCGGTACCGGTTGGCGGTAGGTCCCTTGACGGGCCTTTTACCCGTTATACCCTCGTCAATTATGCGCGCTAACACCTGTTCAATGCGTTCTGGGCTGATTCTGGCCGCTGGACTCGTGCCGAGCTCCTTTACGAGGAAGGGCAGCCGTAATTCGTCGGTACGGTAAGACCGCGGCGCGAGTCTCAGTTTCTTGTACTCCATGCGCTGGTCCGCGATTTGCTTGAAGGAAAGCGAAAATCTGGGCTTTATAAAACGACCTTCGTGGACTTCGCGTTTGCGCAGGCTATAGGCTTCGAGAGCTACCTCGAGCCGGCCGATCCGCTCGCGATGGCGCTTCCCGTCAGTGTCGTAGTAATTGATCCACCAGACACCTGAGTCGGGGGGTCTTTGAAAAACGCCAGGAATGCACTTAGGCAGGACCTTCATTTCGTTATTTCGTTACGCAGATTTGCGTTTGTTGGCCGTTTGAGACGCAGGACGCTCGTACGATTCAGCGTCACGCGCGCGGAGGACGGCGAGAGATCCGGCCGCCTTATAGTCGCGCCATGTGTAACGGAAGATTATGCGTACGAAATCGGCCACAGAGCGTTCTTCGAACTTAGCTGCGGTCTCGATTTCCTCCGCCAGTGGGACCTCCGCCCGAAAACTGATCTGGCGAGTCTTTTCCCTCTTTTTCATTTATCGCCCTTCGGATTGATTAGGCTCCGCTCACGCCGAGCGGTGCGAGTGTCCCACGAAAAGTCAATTCCAGCAACTTAAACTAAAGTTTAGTTGACAGGCTGGAGTGGTCCTTGTACCTTACCTCCAGGAGGTACTTGGAGTGATTACCAAACATGGCTCCACGCGCCCGCGGGTGTTCGACGTAAACCGAACGCTTTCAGTCCAGTTAGATCCGGCCCTCAAGCGGAAACTGACCAAGGTCGCGCGAGCGCAACGTCGATCGATTAGCTCTGTCATGAGGATTGCCGCGGAACGATACGTCGCCACGGAACTACAAGAAGCCGCGGCATGAACAATCCAGACCGCGCTCTCTACTCGAGAAGGGAAGCTGCTCATTACGTCGGCGTGTCGCTGTCGACCATAGACGTCATCGTCTCTCGCGGCTTGCTTCGCGTGCGTCGTATCGGCCGGCGCGTGCTTATCCCTCAAGCCGAACTAGATCGCTTTGTTCGCGCTGACCACATCTGTATCTGGCCACCGAAGTTGAATGGAAAGACCTCTAGGACAGAGCTCCCCGCCTCGTCCAGCTAAGAAAAGGAAAGAGAAAATGAAGCTCTGCCCTAATTGCACAAACCTAGTCCCGCGACACTATCTCCCCACGATGGTGTGTTGCATGTGCCTAAAATACGGACCTCCATCCGTGAGAATTCCGAAACGCATCATTACCCCAAGCAAGGCCGCTTGATTTCTCTGCTCGGATCGGCGCGAGCATGCCAGGGCCAGATTTTAATTACATTCCTCCGTCGGAGGTGATCCCCATAGACGGCCGGACTATTCACCAAATGGGGATGGCGGTTTTCCTTTGGTTATTTTTGCGGTCGTATCAAACGGCTGCAAGCGGTGTTGTTTTTTGGGAGAGGCCGATCGATATCGATTGGATTTTCGCGCGCATTCCTAACTCTCCTCCGAAGAGCACTCTGCGGCTTTGGATGGCTTCGCTGCGCGCGAATGGCTACATCAACTGCGTTGAAACACCGCTCGGTATGAAAATCACCGTGGTTGATCCGCGTGATTGGCCGAGCCTTCGCTCGAAAAAACTAATCTCGATCGACGAGATCCGATTGACTGAGCCAGAGCTCAGAGAACGCTAGGAAAAATCTCTTACCTGCCCCGGGGGATCGTTTGAAGAGACGTGTCAAGAATTGTCCTTACTCAGGTGTAACGGTGGAAATTATCGAAGCCAAACACATCCTCTCGCAAGGATCCGCGGCACGTCTTTTCGATTACTTTGTTTCTAACCAAACAGGCGCCGACGGGCTGGTGAAGCATGGGCGCGGTTTCACCTATCGAGAACTCGCAGATGATCTGGGCGTTGACGAGTTTGGTCTTCCCATTCCGGAGAGAACGCTGCGTCGATGGGTTGCTCGACTCCGCGAAGACGCATACATCCGCACTCAAACACTGACGGGATACGGTGGCCTGGGCATACGAGTTTGGATCCTCCGTCAGAAGAAATTTATTGAGCCCGCCGCGGAGCAACTCGATTTGTCGTTCCCGATGCAGGTAGTCGGCGGAACGGCTGTAGAGGCAGTACCGGAACGACCGAATTCTGCCGTGGGTAGCGGCCATCCAGTAGTACTGGACCGGCCAAAAATGGCCGGGGGTAGCGGCCAAAAATGGCCGCGCAATACCTTATATAAAACAACAAGCACTTCAAACACACACCTGGCGTCCGAAAACTTCGAGATTTTCTTTGCTGCATATCCCAACAAAATTCAAAGGCAAACCGCCCTCGCAGCCTGGAGGCTGCTTGAGCTCGACCACCGTCTCGGCGAGGTACTCGCCTCGATCGACGTCTGGAAGGCCTCTGGTCGATGGGATGTAGAGCGATATATCCCATACGGCAAAACCTTCCTGGAAACCGGCCTTTGGAAAGAGTCTGTCCCCCCGCGAAAGGAGATCACCAGAAATGGAAACGTCACCCCTGAACAGCATGAAGAAATTTTCAAGCGAAACGTCGAAGCTTTCCTTAAACGAAATCATCGATGAAAACTTAACCGCGATGGTTGCTCTCTGGCCTAGAGATCTATCCGGGCCAACTGGGAATACGTTGATAAAAATATGGCACGAAGCTTTGTCAGATCTTTCGCTCGAGCAAGCGATCGCGGCCTTCGCTCGCTTAAGGAAGGAATTCAAACCCACGAGCGCGGCACCATTCCCATCGCCAGCTCACCTACTGGATTTTATTGAAGATGCCAACCATGGAACGTTACTGGTTGAGGCGAATTCGGCCTGGGACAATCTCCTCAACTGGATCCGGCGCTTTTACTCCGTGGACATCGGGATCACCAGGAGAGCGACGGAATTGGACGCAAAAACATGGGCAGCATCGAAGGTGGCAGGTGGGCTCTCGTTGTTAGCCACATGTCCGACCGAGGACTTAGTCTGGCGAAAAAAGGAATTCATCGAGTTTTACACAACCCTTCACGATACGGGCAGAGCAGCTTTTCTTGCGACGGATAGCGAAGCCAAAATTTTCCTTCGTCAACTGGCTGGTGGAGAAATCAAGGGATTCGTTCCGTCTAAACCCGCGCGCGAAACCGAATTAAAGCTGGCAGGTGAAATCATCGAGGAAGCGCGCGAGGACCCACCATCTGCGCCGGTAACTCCCCCACCAGCTCTTGCTAAGCGTCCATATTTCAAAGTCAAAACATCCACCATGTCGCTCGAGGAGCAAAAAGCAGAGCTCCGCAAACGCGGATTTATTGCATAGGAACGGAGACATACCCGATGAGCGGCAACAATCTGCAGATCGACCAAAAACTTATCGACGACTTCGCCTCGAACCGCGCACTCGCAAAGAAGCTTGAGGAGTGGATCGAGGCAGCACGCGAAATGGTGCTCGAACTTTTGAAAGGCGGGTACAAGTGTCCGGACAAAGGACCGTATCTGCTCGTCATCGAGCACGCGACTAGATTGTCCGTCGACTGGAAGGCCGCGACATTCGACACGGCCGTCGAAATGTATCTCTACAACGGCAAGAAACCTGAAGAGGCGCGGAAAGCCGCGACCAAGTTAATCGCCAATGTCGAAAAAAAGGGCAAGAAACAAAAACAGGATCGCCTCGTCGTTAAGCCCAATCCATTTTTCCCCGTTCTTACCGACGAAGCTCGCAAAGCAATTCCCTGGGACGGCGTAGAGCGGCGCCTGGGCGAGAAACTGCGCGAGTCGAAACGAGGAAAGTAATGTGGATCAAAGTCGAGGAACGAGTGATTCATCCAGGCTGGCTTACGTCGCTATTTGAAGAAAGTCCGGACGGGGACTTTTTTGTCATTCATAAATGTGTGACCTGCGGGCATGTTTTTACTGGTCCGCCTGGCGATCGATTGCTGTCACACACCATCGAAAAACACAGAAGTCAGAGTTTCAGCCTGCAGCTCTACAACTTCAAATCCGAAGTACACCAACGCCACTTCTTTTTCGGATTGAAAGCTTTTATCTGGCCGGACAAAGCAACAAGGGGATTCTAAAAAAATTGATTCGGGGGAAAAAGACATGCAAGCATTCCTTGGTAAGGCTGAGATAAAAGAAAAATTCCTCGCGAGAGTGCGGGCTCACCGCGCTGCAGACGAATTGATTAAGGGCACGTATTGGGAGAACGGCAAAGGGTGCGCTGTGGGCTGCACGGTTCACAGCGGCAATCACGCTACTTACGAGACTCAGCTCGGAATACCGCGGATCCTCGCGCGACTCGAGGATGGGATATTCGAAGCGCTTCCGAACGGTTCCGCAATGTTGTGGCCGGAACAATTCCTATCCGCGATAGAACCGGGCGCGGATCTTTCGATGGTTTGGCCACGCTTCGCTGTGTGGATGTTGGTCGACAAAGAGTGGGGAGTGCTGCAGTTCGCGAAAACTGACAAGTCCAAGAAAGCAATCCAGGACGTGGCCGCCGCGTACCAGTCCGTCGTGGACGGAAATAAAACAAAACCAGATTGGGCCACAGTGCGTAGCGCCGCCGACGCCGCCGACGCCGCCGACGCCGCCGCCGACGCCGCCTACGCCGCCGCCGCCTACGCCGCCGCCGCCTACGCCGACGCCGACGCCGCCGCCGACGCCGCCGCCTACGCCGCCTACGCCGCCGCCGCCTACGCCGCCGCCGCCTACGCCGACGCCGACGCCGCCGCCGACGCCGCCGCCTACGCCGCCTACGCCGCCGCCGCTCGAAGAACCGAGTGGCGCTACGCGCAGGCGAAAAAACTCATTGAGTTACTCGGAGAAAAATAAAATGGAACATCCGCTAACAGCAAACGAGCTCGTTGATCGCGCCGAGCTGCGAGAGCTCGAGGATTCGATCGAGGCCGTGTCCGACGATTGCATCTGTGTTGGTTGCGGATGCTCGAATCGCCACGCTTGCCCCGAAGGCTGCACCTGGATTGCCTGGCACGACACCCTAGGGATCTGCTCGCGATGTGTCGTTCTTTCGGTAGACGAGCTGGTACGTCGCCAAAAGGGACGTGTTCAGCGCGCTGTCATGACAGCGAGGGCGTGATGTGGAGAGTCTGGAATTTCTTCAAAGGATTGTCGGACTTCGAGCGCGCGCAGATCCGACACGACGCGATGCACGAAGCCGCGGACTATGTCGAGAAGTGGAGGAGATGCGATTGCGGCCAAACCCACGGACTAAAGACCTACAGCACTTTCTGTGGACACGCCGTCAATTGCCCGCGCTACATAACCGCATCGATCCGCGAGCTCGCGGATTTTCCAAGGCAAACGTCATGAACGGGATCCGAAGAGCGACGATCATCTCGTACTGGTTACTTGCGGGATGGATAGTTTTCTTCGCGGCCTTCGCGCTCTTGTGGGATCTCCGATGACTGGGATCCGGCGAACGATGGAGATCTATGGCATCCGGGCGATTCTCAAGGTGCTCCGCCCCGTCAGCAGCTTACTTGCTGCCGCTGTAGACGGCGAGAGCTGGCTAATTACCCGACTGAGACAGCGTATCGAGCGCTATCTCCAATGAGCCCGGTTAGATTCTCGGAGAAAGAGACGAAGCAATTTATGCGGAATGGTGGAAGCGGCACGCCGGGCCGGGACACGGTCCAGAAAAGCAAAGGGGGAAAAGTCATGAGCAAGGTTAATCAAAAGCCGGCCGGCTACTGGCTTCCGGAAGATGTCGAGCTCCGCCTCAACACTTTTACGACAGGCGGCCTGATGAGGATCTTGCGCGAAGCGAAGTATCGCGGCATAGGAACCGAGCAGCTCATAAATAAACGTCTTTCAAATGATGAACCGATGCCCATGCCTTTAGTCGACCTGTTAATCGAGAAGCTTGAAACCAGCATCGCAGAGTATTTTTCGAAAACAACATGAGCGCCGATCACGTGGTCTACGACAGGAAGACGCAATCGTTCGTTTGCCACGTCTGCGAGACGACGGAGTCACTTGCTCTCCCGAAACCAATCAAAAGCTTTTGCCTGCGCGCGCGGGCGTTCATGAACGAGCACAAGAATTGCGTGAGGAAGCTAAACCATGTGCGAGCGCCTCGATCGTTCCGGTTGTTCGTCAATTCCGCAGGCGCTTTCCGAATTCCGGATTCGGTGTCGAGACACGAATCGCTCTCAAAAGCGAACAGGCCGCGGCATATATCGCGCTGATTCGACGGCAACAAAGCGAGAAGAGCTATGGCGTGGCAAGCGGATCATAAATGTGTCTCGAGCCTAAAGCGTTTGAATCACCCTCTGTCCATCTGGGAGGCGGTAAAGCGGTCTCGTCCGGACGCAGATCGAAAGGCCGTTAAGAAGCTCGTCGACGCGATCAACGAATCAATGGGCTTCGAGATCTTAGACATAGACGATAAGTATCGGGGCGAATGAAAAATAATCCGACGATTGTACGCAAAAAGAAGGGAGGAGCGAAGGCGCGGCGAGGAGCTTCTGGCGGAGCTCCTCCCGTTTATCTTCTTTGCCCGATGTGCGGGACGACGATCTCGATCTGCAAGCTCCTCGATTGTGTGGAACGAGCGCGAGAGAAAGCGGAAAGAGGTAAAGGGTGAAGTCGATCGAGATCGGACTTCGAGTAATCGAGGCGAAGGATGAGCAGATCCCAGTCGGCCGGCCGCTAAAGCTCGACGTCGACGTCTTCCTCCGGACGCGAATGCTCGTCCAGGCCGCGAGCGGAGCAGGAAAATCACACTGGTTACGCCGGCTCTGCGAGCAGCTCTACGGCGCAGTGCAGATCTTCATCATCGATCACGAGGGAGAATTCGCGACACTCCGCAAAGATGACGCCTTCGACTTCGTGATCGCCGGCGAGGGAGGCGATACGCCTCTCGATCTCCGCTCGGCCGGCTCACTAGCGAATAGATTGCTCGAGCTCAATGCGTCGACTGTCTTTGATCTCTCCGAAGCTTTTCGCAAGCATCCACGCGATCGCCACACGTGGGTAAAGCTTTTTCTAAACGCCATGATGGAAGCGCCGAAGCGTCTATGGCATCCGGTTGTCGTCGTCGTCGACGAAGCTCATAAATTCGCGCCGGAGAAAGGCGAGAGCGAAGCACTCGACTCGATGATCGCTCTCGCTACGGACGGCCGTAAGCGCCAGTTTTGCGCTGTATTCGCTACGCAACGCCTGGGCAAACTATCGAAGGACGCCGCGGCCGAGCTTTTGAATGTGATGATTGGCGGAACGGTTCTCGATCTGGACCGTAAACGCGCGGCCGATGCACTCGGCGTCTATGGTCCGGAGCTCCGGCCGTTCAACGATCAAATCAAAACGATCGAGCGCGGTAACTTCTGGTCTCTAGGGCCGGCGATCGCGAACGAGCGGACACTTGTACATGTCGGGCCCACTGCGACACAACCTCCGCGGCCGGGATCCGCGTCTGCAGCTCCGCCTCCGCCGACGTCGCGAATCAAAGCGATGCTACCGAAGCTCGAGGATCTGCCGAAGGAAGCGGCGACTAAAGCGCAAACCGAAGCGGATCTCCAGAAGCGGATCCGCGCGCTCGAGCAGGAGCTCCGCCAGGCGTCAAAAGTGCAGCCGGCCACTGCACAACCTGCAGCCGTTCGCAGCAAGATCACGATCGACTATCTCCGCCAAGCGATCGAGCCCATCATGGCGATGGCGGATGCGAGATGGTCTCCGGAACTGCTAGATCGATTCCGCAATAGGTTAGTTGCTGTAATCAATGAGCCGCAAAAGACTCCAAAAATAAATTGGAAACCGGCGTTGCGCGAAGCCGCTGGCGTGTTAAACAGGAGTGCGGGATCGGATCCTAAACAACCGTCTTCTAGCATCGCGGATATCGCTGGTAGCCGGAAGGCAGTAACTAGGGCGCATCCGGTCCCATCATCGCGGCCGAAAGCCGATATCGCAGCATCGAACGGCGAGCTCGGCGACGATCTTTCAAAACCTCAAATCAAGATCCTTCGTTCGCTTACCGAGCTCGAGCAAGTTGGGCAGGTCAAGCCAACGCGCGCGGCCGTAGCGTTCTGGTCTGCACAGTCAGTAACCAGCTCCGCATTCGAAAAGAATCTTTCCAGGTTGCGAACTGAGGGATATGTCCAATATCCGGACCAGGGCCACGTAGCACTAGACGATCTCGGCCGCCACGTCATGCCGGCCGTCGAGCCTCCCAGTACGGAAGACGTGTATCGCCGCGGTCTATCGATTCTCTCCGCTCCTCAACAAAAGCTCTTTCAGCAAATCTATGAAGCCTACCCCGAGGAGCTCTCGAGGCCGGAGCTCGCAGAGCGCGCCGAAGTGCAATTCACCAGCTCCGCGTTTGAAAAGAATGTTTCTGCTTTACGTACAGCCGGACTCATTGACTATCCGTCGCCGCGGGTCGTCAAAGCGTCGGCTTGGTTATTCCTGGAGGACTAGATGACAAGTGATGCGAAGCTCGAAGGTTTAATTGAGACAGCAAGTCGCGCGGCAATCGTACTTCGCGAAAACGGACGGTATGAGTTAGCCCGAGAATTGGAGCACGACATCTCTACCGTTCTTGATGAGAAGGAGTCGCGGCCGATCGTCGGCGATCGCGTCAAGATCTCCGGAGGGGAATACATTGGCTTCGTCGGAACCTATGTAGCCGATCGCGATAACGGAACCGCGCGCTATCCAGTAATCAGGCTCGCAGACGGCCGAGAGACGTTTGTGCCGGATCCGATGCATTTGAGGAAGTTGTGAGAACGATCTGGAAGTACAAGCTGCAGGAAACCGCGAACATCCAGCAATTTGACATACCTTTTCCTGCCACGGTTTGCCATGTTGGAATCGATGCAGACGGATTGTTGTGTGTGTGGGTAGAAATTAAAGACACCGATTCCGTTCACGTGCGTCAGTGGCAATTACGCATACATGGGACGGGAAGTGCAATCGAGCCGGACGATTCGTTCCTCGCGAGCGTCCGGCAAGGAAGTTATATTTGGCACGTGTTTATTGTGAAAGTGATATTCACTGATAAAGACGGGCAAAAATGGAGAGAACCGCGAAGGTGATGACAAACGATCCCAGACATAAGCCTCGATGGAAAAAGGGCGACCTCGTCCGCTTCGCGCATCAACCCGACGGTCCGGATCGTATCGTTACGGCGATACAACTACCGTTCAAGTGGGGCGACTGGATGGTCGAAATCGAAGGTATGTCTGGCAGTTTCGACCAGCAAATATTCATTCCTTCACCAAAAAATAGTGAGACCTAAGGACAGGTCAAGAACACTGCTACTGTGTCCAGTTACATAAGAACGACTTCTCAACGTACTGTTCTAACCGTCGGGAAGGAAAACATGCCTTGTTTAACCTCACTGAGAAGTACCGCATCGGCCTCGCTCTCGAAGTAGTCGGTTTTACGATAATCCTCATCGCCGCGATCGTCGCGGTGAATGTCCATCTACATATCTACTTCGCTTTGATCGTCGCCGCGGCTTTTTTGCTTATTGGTCGAAAGCTCGTAGCCGGCAAACGAGATTTGCTGCAGATCGGCCGCGACGAAGCTCACACGATCGCTAACCGCCTGGCATTCGCGGCGAACAAGGACGAGATCTTCCTACGCGACGAAGCTCGCAAAATCGCAATGGCAATCAAGCTCAAACTCCTGTCGTAAAAACCGTGACATTCCATAACCCAATTAAAGCGGTGATCGACTGGTGCCGCGGCCGACACACGTTTTTCTGCTTTTGCTTTTTCATATCCGGCCACGTGCTGCACCTATTGGGAAAGCTCTCGCACACGTACATCGAATACATGGTGGCTATGATGTCCTTCGTACTCGGACACTCCATCAAGGACGACTACTTCGAAGCCAAGGCAGCGACGGCCTCACCGACACCAACGCCGCAAGGCGCCGAGGCCGGCTAATGCCTACGCGCGCCATGCAACGATGCGAGGCACCAGGTTGCGGGATCCCGTCGCCTGGTCGCTATTGCGCTAAACACAAAAAGGAAACCACGCGAACCGCGAGGATCTACGACGTTCATCGCGGCTCGTCGCACGCGCGCGGATACGGATCACGCGGCCGATGGATGAAGCTCCGCGGCCTGGTGATTGCTAACCATCCGCTGTGCCAGATCAAGCGCGCCGATTTGTGTACGCACATCTCCACGCTCGCCGATCACGCGATCCCTAAGGCCGCCGGCGGCGACGACTCTATGGACAACCTGCAGGGACTCTGCGCGCCGTGCCACGGATGGAAGACGAGGACGATCGATCCGGGACTCATCGCAGAGTATCGAAAGATGTTGTCACGTGTCGCTGTGGTAACTGGTTACAGCGAGAGGGGATAGGGGGGTATTTTTCCCCGCGGCCTGGCGCCGGCAGACCGTCGCGCCAGTCCACACACACACCCGCGAAATTGAAAAATTCAGTTAGAACGTCTAGGGGTAAACCGATATGGTCGTATCACAACAGTTAATCGAGAAACTGGCAAAGGCGATCGCCGCGGCCGAGGGCTTCGGCGTACCTGGCGCGATTCCCACGAAGGCAAATAATCCCGGCGACATAACCGACGACGGAGATCTCGGTTACGGAGTGATCCAGAGCTCCGGTCCGCACGGCGCCGCGATCACGATCTATCCAACAGCCGAAGAAGGCTGGCACGCGCTGTATAAAAAACTGCATCGCGCTCTCGCCGGCGCTTCGCGCGTGTATCGATCGGACATGACACTTGCGCAGGTCGGAATCAAATGGTCGGGAGATCCAGCCTGGGCTCGCAATGTCGCGCGCACGCTCGGATGTGATTGCAACTTCACGCTTGCGCAGCTCGTTGCCGCGGATCACGTCGAGACCGAAGGCGGCCAGGTGCCTGCATAAACATGGGAAAAGGCCGACGTCCATTACCGAAGTCCGTAAAACAACTCCGCGGTAATCCAGGTCACCGCGCGGTTAACGAGAGCGAGCCGATCCTCGGCGACGGCGATCCCGTTTGTCCGGAAGGCCTGCACGCCGATGCAAAAAAAGAGTGGTACGAAATTCTTCCGATTCTGAAACGCATGAAGGTTGTCACCGCGGCAGATTCAAAAGCCCTGGCCGGATACTGTCACGCTTTCCATAGATGGCAGCAAGCCGAGCGAAATATCGAAGAGCTCGGGATCGTACTCGTCGAGTGTTACATTCCGAAGCTTTCCGAAGGCTTTGCCGATCCGCGGTTCATCGATCCAGAAACAAGCCTTCCTGTTATTGGAAAGAAGTACAAAAAGAATCCGGCCGTCAGCATATCCTTCGAAGCGATGAAGACCATGAAGAGCTATCTCATCGAGTTCGGACTCACGCCGGCGTCGCGCGGGAAGCTGCACGTCGAAAAAGAAAAAGAGATCGATCCGATGGATCAGTGGATCAAGGACAAGGCTGCGCGCAACGCCGCAGCTACTCAGCCCAACTAAATGAAACCCTCCGTCGTCGATAAGAAGCATCCGGCGGAGAAATATTGCCGGGACATTGTCGCCGGCGTAATTCCCTCGAACCGACTTACGAAGCTTGCATGTGAGCGCCACGTGCGCGATCTCGCCGAAGGCTGGAAGCGCGGCCTCTGGTTTGATCCGATCGAGGCGCAAGACCACATCGATTTTTTCCAGTTCCTAAAACACTCGAAGGGCGAATGGTCTGGAACGTCTTTCAAGCTCGAGCCGTGGCAGCAATTCATAATCTATTGCCTGTTCGGATGGAAGCGCGCCGACGGGCTTCGCCGCTTTCGCGAGGCCTACGTCGAGGTCCCGCGCAAGAATGGCAAGAGCACTCTCGCCGCGGGGATCGGTCTCGATCTCTTCATCGCCGACGGTGAGCCCGGAGCGGAAGTCTATTGCGCGGCCACAAAAAAAGACCAGGCGCGTATCGTCTATAAAGAAGCCGAACGGATGCGCGCGGCCTCGCCGTCGCTCTCGAGGCGTATCGAAAAGTTTCGCGACAACATGTCGATACCTGGAACGGCTTCGAAGTTCGAGCCGCTCGGCGCCGACGAAGACACACTCGACGGTTTGAATATACATGGGGCAATTATTGACGAGTACCACGCGCACAAAACCGCGAAAGTCGCCGAAGTAATCGACACCGCGACGAGCGCCAGGCGCCAGCCGATGTCGTTCACGATCACGACGGCCGGCTCGGATCGGCAGTCTCCCTGTTACAAACAACATCACTACTGCGAGCAGGTCCTAGAGCAGATCCTCGACGACGATCGACTCTTCGCGATCATCTATGCGCTCGATCTCGACGACGACTGGACCGATTCCAAAAACTGGACGAAGTCGAATCCGAATCTCAATGTCTCCTGTAAGCAGGACGATCTGCAGGGCAAGGCTCTTAAGGCACAGAACAAGCCGAGCTATCAGAATGCGTACCTCCGGCTTCACCACAACATCTGGACTGAACAGGAAACTCGCTGGCTATCGATCGAGAAGTGGAAGGAATGTGTGGGCTACTCACTCGAGGCGCGCGATCCCTGGATCCTCCGCCAGGAGATGCTCGAGAAGCTTCTCGGCCGCAGATGCATGGGCGCATTGGATCTCTCTTCAAAAAACGATCTAACCTGCTACATGAAATTGTTTTTTCCAACGGAGGAGGATCCGCTCTGGATTCTTATTCCGGAGTTTTACGTTCCGGCCGAGAACGTGAAGGAGAGAGTCGCGCGCGATCGCGTTGGATATGACGTCTGGATCCGCGAAAAGTTTCTGACCGCGACACCCGGAAACGTAATCGATTACGACTTCATCAAGGCGCAAATTCTCAGGGACAAAAGCTCGTACGAGCTCGAGAGAGTCGCCTTCGATCCGTGGAACGCGACGCAACTCGCGACGCAGCTCGTCGGCGAAGGCGTGGAGATGGTCGAGTTTCGCCAGGGCTATGCATCGCTTTCCGAGCCCACCAAGAACCTCGAAACACTGGTGCTGGGGCACAAATTGGCGCACCTGGGTAACCCAGTTCTTACTTGGAACGCTTCGAACATAGTTATCAAAGAGGACGAAGCCGGAAATATAAAGCCTGACAAGAGCAAAAAAACAGAGAAGATCGACGGCATAGTCGCTCTGATTATGGCGATAGGACTCGCGCAGTCCGCTCCCGCGGATAGTGTGTCCGATTCCGGAGGCATTACCCTACTGTGAGCTCTACCTCTACCGCTCTGACAAACATATTCAGCGAAGCGAGAGGCACGGAAATTGTTAGAAGAGCATCGGCGGAAGCGGAGATGATCCGCTCCGCGCTCCTCGGCGAGACAGAAAAGCTCCGCGCGGAGATGGCCGAGTACAGATCCTCCCTCGAGAATCCGCAAACAGTTTTGTCCTTCCCGGCGGAATGGCTTCTCGACGCCTGGGCCGGCGGAGCTACCGATTCCGGCGTCCGCGTCTCGGAGATGACGGCCTTACAAGTCTCGACCGTCTTCGCATGCGTACAGCTCATCTCGAGCGCGAAAGCCAGTCTCGATCTCCTCGTCCTTGAGCGGTTCACATCAAAGAAGAAACGTGTCGGCCGGCGCCTGGCTTACGATCATTACCTCTTCGATCTCCTGGGGAGTGAACCTAATCACGAAATGACGTCCTTCACCTGGCGCAAGTCGTCGATGCTCCACGCTCTGCTATGGGGAAACCTTTACACCGAGATCGAGCGCAACGGCGGCGGCCAGGCGATCGGCTTATGGCCGCGCAATCCCGCGAAGACGCGGCCGCATAGAGTTTTGAAGTCCGGGATGCTGGTCTACAAAACTAGCGACGGGCTCGACGACGTGCAGATTCCCGGGCAAGAAACCAAGATCGACGGGCCGGAGCGTACCATCTTCGCCGAGGACATGATCCACGTTCCAGGCCTCGCGATCGACGCTCGCCTCGGACAATCCGTCTCCTGGTTATCCAGGCAAGTGATCGGCCTCGCGATGGCGACGGAGAAATTCGGCGCGAAGCTGTTTGCTAACGGCGCTCGGCCTGGAGGCGTACTCACGCATCCGGGCAAGCTCACCGATAAGGCGCGCGCGACAATGCGCGAGACGTGGCACCAGGCGCAAGGCGGAGAGAATCAACACAAAGTTGCCGTCCTCGAGGACGGAATAAAATTCGAGAAGATAGCGGCTACGGCCGAAGAAGCGCAATTCTTGGGAACGCGCGATCACCAGAAGCTTGAGATCTGTTCGATCTTCGCCGTCCCTCCTCACATGATCGGAGCCGATCGCGCCGGCGGAAAGAATAACCTCGAGCAGATCGGCGGAGAGTTTGTAACCTTCACTCTCACTCCCTGGCTAAAGGCCTGGCAACAAGAGCTTGATCGCAAACTCTTCCCGAAGACGGGGCAGAACGCGAAAAAGTTTTTTCCGCACTTCGAGACGCGGCCGCTCATCATGCCGGACGCCTCGAGCAGACAAGCTTTTTATAGCGCCGGCAAGCAATGGGGCTTCCTCTCTACGGACGACATCCTCGAGATGGAGCATCTCAATCCGACGGATCAAGAGGGATCCGATCTGTACTGGATGCCTACAAACGTCGGCGTGATGAGCAAAGACGGCGCGCAGATCCCTACGTCGCCGACGGATGCCGGCGATCCGCAAACCGATCCGACCGCAGATCCGAAGGCGAAGGACAAAGCTCCCGCGGCAACAAAGATCGGTAAACGCCTGGCGCGGACGTATTCCGGGCTATTTGAGGACGCCTTCCGGCGTATTCAGGCCAGGCGCGACGCCAATTCCGAGGCCTATAAACGCGCTCTACTTCCCATCTTTTTGACCGTCGCGCGCCAGATCCAGGCCGGCGTCGCCGATGAATTTAACCTGGAGTTAGATTCGCCGGTCGAAGAGTCGCGCTTCCTGGTCGATCTCATCGAAGGCCTACACAAGCGCCACGCCGAGGGAGAGTCGGCCGAGCAAGTTGCTGAGAGAGAACTTCCGCGCGTGATTCGCGCGATCGCGATCGATGTCTATCGCAACATGGCGATAGCCGTCGCGAAAGAACGGACGGAGGATGTCACCACATGAAAAGAGAGATCCGTATTTTTAAAGGCTCCGAGCTCCGCGCCAAAAAAGACGGGAAAGGAATCGATGGACACGCGGCCGTTTTTAACGAGCTCTCCCAGGATCTCGGCGGCTTCCGCGAAAGAGTTATGCCTGGAGCTTTCGCCGACGATCTGGCCGCGAAGCCGGACGTCCGCGCTCTGTTTAATCACGATCCGAATATCATCTTCGGCCGGACGATTAGCGGGACGCTACGCCTCGCGGAAGATCATGCCGGCCTCGCGTTCGACTGCGACATGCCGGACACACAGCAAGCGCGCGACGTGCAAACGTCGATCGCGCGCGGCGATATCACACAATGCTCTTTCGGTTTTTTTGTCGTCTCGCAGAAGTGGAGCGAGGAGCCGGATCCCGCGGACGCGACGGGCCAACGGAAGATGCTCATCCGCGAGCTTCACAAAGTAAAAACGTTTGACGTCTCCCCTGTAACTTTCCCCGCGTACACCGGTACCGACGTCGATACCCGGACACTCTTCCCCGAAGGGGTACCAGGCGAGATCCGCTCGCATGTCTCTGCTTACGATCGCCGCGGGACGGCGAAGCGCGCGAAGGACGCAAAAGAGAAGCGCGTGGAATGTATGTGTCAATGCGATGAGTGTTTGGACGGCAATTGCGCGGATTGTACGGAAGGTACGAATTGTACAGATGAGAATTGCATGCACGCCGGCGAAAACGCAGATCCGAAAGTGAGAGCGGCCAGGCGGGCGGAAGAGCGCAAAGAGAAGCCGGCCGGCGAGCTCGTCACCGGCGAAGAGTTTGAAGTCCTCATGCTGGGCGCGCAATTGAAGATGCGCGAAGCGCAGGACTAACCGGAATTATCTCGAGAGCTTCTCGCCGGATGCGGCTCGGCGTGATAGCCGACAGAGATCTCTCGAGCGATGCTCCGCGGAGCGGGGCGCCGGCGGTAGAAGTCAAATCTAAAAATCGAAGGACACAACTATGTCTGATAAAGCGAAAGCTCTTGAGCTCCGCGGGCAGCGCGCACAGCTCATCAAAGATGCACAAAAAATTCTTTCCGATAATCCGAAGGGACTTACGCCAGAGCAACGAACGCAATTCGACAAAATGTTTGCAGATGCGGATCTGCTCAAAGCGGACATCGATCGACACGAACGATCCGCGGCTCTGCAAGCCGAGATCGACGGGCCGGCCGGTCCTGGCGCGGGGGATCCCGATCCGAAGCAATTCCGGAAGGAAGCGCCGATCGGCGATGGGAAGGAACTGGAAGAGAAGCGCGTTACGACGGCCGTCCAGGAATACCGCACGGCTTACCGTCGCGCGCGGCCTGGCCAGGATCCGCTCGGGAATCTCCGGCCGGAGACACGCTCGGTCATCGATGCGCTGAATGAGAAGTACTGGGATGCCATGAAAGCGCAGCTCGCTTCCTGGGCTCGCCGCGATTCATTGGACAACGCGGAACAGCGCGCGATTCTCGCCGGCGCGAAGCCGGAGTATCGCGACATGGGGATCGCTACGAGCGCGCTCGGCGGCTTCCTAGTCCCGCAAGGCTTCGTCTTCGACATCGAGCAGGCGCTAAAGTTTTACGGCGACATGGTAAACGAAGGCGTGGTTTCGATGTTGAATACCGCGACGGGAAACCCGATGCCGTACCCGACGGATAACGACACGACCAACACCGGCGAGCTCATCGGCGAAGCGGCTCAAGTTACCGAGACGGATGTAACCATCGGCTCGATCACTTTCGGCGCGTATAAATACTCGACGAAGATGGTCAAGCTCTCGATCGAACTGTTGCAGGATGCCGGCTTCGATCTCGAGTCGTATCTCAAAGCAAAGTTTGCGACGCGCCTCGGCCGCATTCTTAACACACATTTTACCGTCGGTACTGGCAGCGCGCAGCCAAACGGCGTGCTCACCGCGGCGACTGCGGGGCCGACGGCCGTAGGATCCGCGACGAACACCGGCGGAGCCGAAACCGGCGGAACGACGATCGGCTCGAAGGATTTTACAGAGCTCGAGCACTCCGTCGACAAGGCGTATCGCGTCGGCGCGCGCTACATGATGCACGACTCTGTCTTAAAGCTCGTTAAGGAAGTCCTGGACAAATACGGAAGGCCGCTCTTCCAGCCTGGTATGACGGTCGGAGCTCCCGACACGATCAACGGCTATCCATATTCCATCAATAACGATCTGCCAGTAATGGCACTCAATGCGAAGACGGTTCTCTTCGGGCAGTTCTCGAAGTACACCGTTCGGCGCGTGCGCGAGCTCGCGATCGTCAAGCTCTCCGAGCGATACGCGGACTACGGACAAGTCGCGTTTATCGGCTTCGCGAGATACGACGGTCAGCTCATGGACGCCGGAACGCATCCCGTTAAATACCTGGTACAAGCGGCGAGCTAAAACGTCGCGCAATGAGGCCGAAGACTCGAGGATCCGCTTTCGCGCGGATCCTCGGCTTCGCAGTTTTAAAGGGAGTGTGTATGCCTGGACTCGTAAAGATCCGACTCCGCGGGAGCCGTCGCGTGATCGAAGTTATTCCACCAGTCGCGGCCGCGCGCGTCGCCGGCGGGACGGCCGATTATCTGGAGGAAGAGGAAACCAAGCCGGCGATCTCGCAAGCTTCGCTCGAGGGAGCGCAGTCGGCCAAGCTCGCGGGAGCTCCGGAACGCGCAGTAAGCCGCGCACAAAATCCGCCGGCGAGAGGCAAGGGTAAGTAAATGGCCGCAAGTCTACAAATCGAAGTAGCGCCGGCCGTCGAGCCCGTCTCGCTCACTCTCGCGAAGTCGCACTTGCGAGTCAACATCTCGACAGATGACGCTTTAATTACGCTCTATATACAGGCCGCGCGGGAGCTCGTCGAAGGTTACGTTAGCCGCTCGTTTGTGAATAAAGGCTATCGCCAGGATCTCGACGCCTTCCCGTACTACATCGACACGGCGAATACAGCGATAGCCGCGCCTCCATCCTATGCGTCGCTCCCGCGGTATGCGACGACGCAATGGAACTACTCGCAGCTCATAAAATTATTGATCTCGCCGCTCGTCTCCGTCGAGTCCATCGACTACACGAAGCCGGACGGAACGATCGGAACGTTAAAGCCGGCGCTCGTACCCTGGCGCGCCGGGACGATCTACGCCGTCGGCGCCGTGATCCAGGATCCCAACGGCAACGCTCAAAAAGTTACGGCCGCGGTCCCGTCGGCGATCGATGGATCCTCGAAGAGCGGCCTCGCCGTCCCGACGTGGAACATTACGCTCGGCCAAGCAACGACGGACGGAGATCTCACCTGGACAAACCAGGGAGCCGCGCCGGCCGGCGACTTTGTCGTCGACATCGACTCCGAGCCTCCGCGGATCTTCCCCATGCCGGGAAAGAATTGGCCGGCTTGCCAGTATTCATCCCACGCCGTCCGGATCCACTTTACGGCCGGCTATGGCAACGCCGCGGCCGCGGCTTTTCCGGCCGTGGCCAAGCTCGCGATGCTCCAGGCCGTCGCGAACTGGTACGAGAATCGCGAGAGCGTAACGGACGCGACTCTAAAACAGATCCCGCTTCACTTCGAGGCGATGCTCTGGTCGATCCGCGTGCTCGATTTTTCGCCGACGCCTGGGTAAATGTTTTCGAGAATCAAAATCTAAATCGAGGAGAAAGTTTTCTATGGCTCAAACACCGATCAATGCACAAGTACCAGTCGGGCCGTTCATCTCGGGACAGCCGGTCGCAGCCGCGCTTGATCTCGTATGGGTGGCCGCGGACGTCGCCAACGGGAACAAGTTCCAATTGACGGGACACGAAGTCCTACTCGTTTGGAATACCCACGCGACTATCGCCTATACCCTCACGATCTCATCCGTTCCAGATCGCGACAATCGCTCGCAAGACGTAACCGCTTATTCGATTCTTGCCGCTACGATCTCGGCCTTCTCTTTCCTCGGAGCTACCGAAGGATGGGCGCAATCCGGCGGAGCCGTGAACTTTAGCGGATCGAACGCCTCTCTAAAATTCGCAATCTTGAACGTTAACCGATAACCCAGGAGCCGAGGATCGATGTCGAAGTCGCGAATATCAATCGGGCGCTTTAGATTCCGGGTCAACATCCTGGATCTCTCTAATGCGCAAGATGCATCCGGCGGCATCGATCCTCGTCTTGTGACTCTCTTTTTGCAGACGTGGGCCGCGGTCGACACTTTGAACGGCCGCGAGCTCTACTCCGCGCAACAACAAAACTCCGAAGTAACTCACAAAGTCTCGATCCGTTACGCGCCGGGGATCCTCTCGCGGCAAGTCGTCGGGAATGCTGGCCGATACTACACGATCCAGTACATCTCGGATCCGGACGGCCGCGGTAAGCTCCTCGAGCTTTTCTGTAGCGAGAGAAACGATTCCGCGCGCCTGGCGAATATAACGCCGGCCACGCCGACGCCTCCGCAGGATCCGCGCGTCGTCACCATCACGGCCAACTATGCGGCCGTCGCCGGCGATTTTATTCTCGTCGACACTACCGCCGGGCCGATCACCGTCACGATCCCGCTCTCCGCCGGCAATGGCGGAAAAGTTATCAGCGTAAAAAAGATCTCCGCGGACGCGAATCTCGTCACGTGTGCGCGCTCCGGAGCCGATCTTCTCGAGTTCGATACCTCGATCACTTTCGACGCTAAAGGCGTTTCCGCAGAACTGGAAGCCGACGGCGTCGCGGCGTGGGTGCTCAATTGACATATTTACCAGGCGGAGCAACGGCTCCAAAGCAAGACGTCGGGAACGCTTCTCTCGCTTCGATCGATACGAAGACGCCGGCGCTCGTCGGCGGCAAAGTTCCAGTCGACATCGGCGGCGAAACCGTCGTTATCGCGATCCCGGCCGGCGCGGCTACGGCCGCAAAACAAGACACCGGGAATACTTCTCTCGGCTCGATCGATACCAAAATTCCAGCGCAAGTCTCCGGCCGGATCCCCGTCGATCCTTCCGGCGTTACTTCGCCAATGTCCGCGGCCGCTCTTCCGCTTCCCGCCGGCGCGTCGACGTCGGCCGCGCAAACTACCGGGAACGCTTCTCTCGCCTCGATCGACACCAAACATCCGGCGCTCGTCTCCGGCCGGATCCCCGTCGATCCCTCCGGCGTTACTTCGCCAGTCGCGGCCTCGGCCGAGACGGGAACGGTTTACAACGGCGCGACGGCGCTAACTCCGCTATTCGCGACGATCGTCGCCTCGGCTTCCGGCGCTTCGCAAGTCGTCGCGGCCGTAACGAGCAAAAAAATTCGCGTGCTCGCTTTGCAGCTCACCGCGAGCGCGGCCGTTAACGTGAAGTGGCAATCGCACGTAACGCCGACAGATAAAACAGGGCTCGCCTACCTGGCCGCAAATGGAGGCTATGTCTTACCGTTCAATCCCGCGGGATGGTTCGAGACGATCGCCGGCGAGGCGCTCGATATAAATCTCTCGGCCGCGATCGCCGTCGGCGGCTCGCTTACCTACGTGACTGTATGAGCATCAACCTTATTCAACAAAATAACTTTTTCTACGGGAACACTCCCGGCGGCACGCCTGTAAATGTGGCGTACCTTTCGCCAAATGCATTGAACAAAACTTTGCTCGCCGTCGTAGGTTGGCAGCAGGGAGGGCCGACTCCAGTCGTCTTCGATTCCCAGGGAAACATTTACACTTCACTGACTTTAATGAACGTAAACGGATGGGCTCACCAAGTTTTTTATTGCCTAAAATGCAAAGCCGGCGCTAACACTTTCACGTCGACGATCGGCGCTCCCACTAACTACAACTCGATCGCGATCCTCGAGTATTCCGGCGTTGCTTCGGTCGGGAATGCAAAGACGAACAACGGATTAACTGGCGTCGCAATCACTACCCCCAATATCACGCTATCCAGCGTCGGCTCTAAAGTGCTCCTTACCGTCGTCGTAGGAAGTAACCCTTCGGTCACGCCAGGCGGAAGCGCGATCACCGTCGTTCCGGCCGCTGGTGTTCCTCCCTACGTCGAAGAGTACCCGGCCGGGAATCCTGGCAACGTTATATCGCCGAGCTGCACGCTCGGATCGGGCGGCAATACCTGGAGCGCCTCCGCTTGGGAGCTCGTAGCGGAGCAATCACAATTCCGGATGCTAACAGGAGTGGGAAGGTAAAAAACTTATGGCAAAAAAAATCGGAATAATCGGCGCGACGCAAAGCTCGCTCTGGACTTCGGTAAGCGCGGTTTTTTGGTTTCCGATCGCGTCGGGAATAAAGACGCAAACGGCGGGTAGCGCATGGGCCGGCGCGAGCGCGGCCGAGAATACCGCGATCCAAAACGGGACGGTCCTCGAGGAGCAGCAAAGTTTCAATTTTCCGTCGGGCCTCGCGACGGCAAGCATGAAGGATTATCTCGACAATTACTGGACGCGACGCAATGCGCAGATCGCCGGCGTCGGGCCAGGCCTCTACGCCGGCGTATTCGAGGATTCGATAACGGGCTGGAGCGCATGAGCGAGATCGTTACATTCAAGATCGAGGGGCTCGAGGAGATCCAGGACAAGCTCGAGCGCCTCCCGAAGATCGCCGGCCGCGCGATCGTAAAAGAGGGGCTCAAACGCGCCGGTAAGATCTGGCGCGACGACATGGCGCATCGTGTCCTTAGAGGCTTCCACGTCTTCCAGGACGGCGGAGGCAAGTACAAGGGCGTAAAGATCAAAGGCCGCTCGCGCGAGTACGGAGTTTTATCTCGATCGATCCGCGCAAAAGTCTCGATCAAAGGCGACGAGCTCGAGGGATCCGTAGAAGTCGGGCCGAGCAAGAAAGCTTTTTGGGCTTCCTGGATCGAATTCGGCCGGAAGGCACAACACGATCGCAAATTTATCCGTCCCTCATTTGAGGAGAAAAAACAGGAAGTCCTCGAGACATTTAGCAAAGTTTGCCGCGAGGAGCTCGCGAAGGCCGGGATGCCGATCGAATGATTAGCGACGGGATATTTACGCGGCTCTCCGGATCGCAGAGGATCCAGGCGCTTGTCGGGATGCCGGCGGCGCGCGCGGACAAAACCGCGGGGAGTTTTTATAACCAGGCGCCGGAGGAAGCCGACAGTCCTTTGATCGTCTTCTCGCAAGTCGCAGCCGTCGGCAATATGACGCTCGACGGAAACGAAGCTTTCATGTATTCGCGATGGCAATTTTCCTGCTACTCGATCGTCGCGCGCGAAGCAAAGGCACTCGCTCGAGCCGTGCGACTGGAATTCGAAGGCTACCAGGGGAAGCTTTCCGACGGGACGGAAGTCGACTCGATCGCATTAGCGAGCGAAGTCGATCTCTTTGATCCCTCGCCAAAATTGCATCACGTTGCGATCGATCTCGATTTTTATTATCGGGATGTCGGGACGATCTAAAAGAGTTTTCGCGGGGAGACGTTAGCTCCGCGGGAAGGCCTCAACCGGCCGAAAATTGAGAGGAGAAAACCTATGCCGTACACAGGATCCCAGGCTTTTGCAGGCCAGGGAACGCAGCTCGAAGTCGGCGACGGTGGGAGCCCGGAGACTTTTACTACCATCGCCGAGATTACGAAGATCCAGGGAACGGGAGCAAAAACAGACATACTCGACACAACGAATATGGACTCGACGGGAGCCTATCGCGAGAAGCTCGCGACACTGCTCGACGCCGGCGAGATTAACTTCGACGCAAACTTCGTCCCGTCAAACGTCACACAGCAAAGCTTGCAAGCCAAATTTGACGGCCGCACTAAATCAAACTGGAAGATCGTCCTCCCTGGCGTCCGCGGTACTTGGAGCTTCGCGGCGTTTATCGGCTCGATCGACTTCGATGTCACGGTCGATAAGCAAGTCGTGCTCTCTGGGAAGCTCATCATCACCGGGCCGCGGGCGTTTACTCCAGGAGTGTAACGGACGTTTCTTGGTTTGATGATCCGCGGATCGCCGCTCTTTATGCGGCGACGAGGCGGATCGGGATCTCGAGGCCTCCAGCTCGCACCTGGTCGCCGCGAGTTCCTCCGGGTAACAAATGTTTCAGCGGTAAAAATCTCTCGAGGAGAAAAAGAATGGCTCAAACGATTAACAGCAATTTTCGCATCCCGGCGAATTCGCCGGATGTGAATACAGTACTCGGCCAGGCTTTAAACGGCTTCGCGACGGAGCTCGATACCACGGCCGGCGCGATCGGGATCAAAAACGGGACGGTAATCCTTAACGGAGCCGGCGCGCTCGCTATGACGCTCGCCGCGCCAGTCGCCACGACGGACGATTTTAAAGAATTGAGAATCGTCTCCGTCGGCGCTTTCGCGCACACCGTCACCACGCCGGCCACGAAGTTAAACGGCTTGGCGATCGCGACGTTTGCAGCCGCGAAGGGTAACGCGATCATCCTCGTAGCATTCCAGGGTGTTTGGTACTCAATCGCGAGCACTGGCATCACGGTCAGCTAAAAATCGGATCCGGGGCATAAGTAAGCCGTAACTAAGGCTTACTTATGCCTTGATTGATCCTCTCGGGAAGGGAACAAATGGAAGAAAAGTCTCTGTTACGAAAGCGCATGTCGAAGAGTGTCCCGCTCAAGCTCGATCTCGAGGACGACGGTACGGGCGCGACGTTCACGCGAAATTTTCGGCTCTCGTTCGACTTCAATGCGATCGCGTTTTGCGAAGAGCGGACAGGCCTCGGTTTTTTGAACGGCGAGATCTGGACGAAGCTAAACGCCACAAATATCTCGATCATGCTGTACGCCGCGATCCTCGCTAACCATCCGGAATACTGGACGGTCGACAAATTCAGAAATCCGACGCCGGAAGGCCTCGAAGTCCTTCGCTCGTACCTGGACGCGGGAAATATGGCGACCGTTATCAGCGCGCTGAACGACGCGTTTATGCAATCGCTTCCGGCCGACAAGCGAGCGGAGCTCGAAGCCAACCAAAAGGCGGAAGAGAGCAAGGGCGCAAACCCTATTCCGCCGGCCGTGGCCGCGATCCCGGAAGCGCCGGCGCCGGCGGTTTAACCTGGAGAGAGATATGGGCGATCGCGCGCTTCGACTTCGGGATCGAGGAGCGCGAGATCGGCCGGCTCACGCTCGGGGAATTTGACGAGCTCCGGAAACGGCATACGGAGCGCGATCACCGCGCGCAAATACTCGCCGGCCTCATCGCCTCCACGGTATGGAATGCGCGGCCGTTTCAGAAGGAAGGAACAAAGCCCGCAACGGTTTTGGACTTCTGTCCGGATCTTCGCGAGAAGCACACCGGCCAGCAGACGCAGGAAGAAATGATCGAAGAGATCGTCAAGGCGCTCGGATGCGGTCCAGGGGGAGTGAATTAAATGTCTAACGTGCTCGGATCTATTTTTGTAGAGCTAAAGGCCAACACCACGGCTTACGTCGCTGGAATGGGCAAAGCGGGGTATGCCTCGAAGCAAGCCGGCAAAAATATACGCGAGTCGTTCGAAGGCCTCTCTGGAGTTTTGAGTTCCGTACTGGGGCCGCTCGGAGCAATTGGCCCGGCCATTGCCGAAACGTTTTCGAAAGTCGGGACGCTCTCTGGGTCCGCTGCCGCGCAGGTCGGTAACTTCGGCGGAGCCTTGGGAAGCGTCGGCGTAATTGGCGGCATCGCCCTGGGCGCGTTAGGTGGAGCGGCCGTTGCAGCGGCTACCGGGCTCGCCGAAATGGCCAAGCAGGGCGCTGAAATTGTTGAACGCTTCAGTCTCATCTCACAAAAAACGGGCATCAGCATACGTGACCTGCAGGGCTTTGAAGCGACAGGAAAAACCGTTGGTGTGTCTCTCGAAGACATGGTCACTTCGATGCGCAAATTCGACTCTGCCCTGGCGGGAGTGGGCAAGAACGCGGCAGCAGGCGCATTGCTGAGAGAACTTGGTGTCACCGCGAAGACCAACAAAGAAGCTCTTCTACAAGCAGCCGACGCTTTCAAAGCGATGGAAGACGGACCGGAGAAGGCCGCACTCGCCGTGCAGTTGTTCGGCAAGGCTGGTCTGAACATGATTCCGTTCCTCAACAAGGGCGCGGAAGGCATGAAAGAATTCAATGCCCTGGTGGACAAATTTGGGCCAAAAATCGGCAAAGAAGCTGTTGAGGCAAACGAAAGATACAAGCAGTCCACTGTGCAACTGGACCTTGAGTGGCAGCACTTCAAAGTCACGATCGAGCAGGGTGTTCTTCCCGTTATCACTAAGCTGAACTCAATTGACTGGAGTGAGAAGTGGGCGGGTTTCAAAGGCGCTCTCTCTGGTGGCCCTATCGGCGCCATGAAGGCAATGCTCGACCTGCAGGCCGCCCGAGCGTTAGCTGCGGCCGAGGCTCACAAGGAAGCTGATGCCGAGGAAGCAAAACGTTCCTCATTAGAGAAGCAAGTCGCGCTTCAGGAGGAAGTCTTTTCTAAATTGAAGGCCGGCGGCAGCGCTGCCTACGCGCTGGAACAGGCGCGCGAAAAAATGACGGCAGAGATCGCCGTGCATCATTTCGACGCCGCAACGACAATCTTCAATTCACTTCCGGGCTTGCAAAAAGCTGCCGAGCTCGAAGCGAAGCGCGCGGTTGAAGCAAAACGTGTGGCGGCCTCTTACGCGAGCGTCATAGCGTCCCTGGGCCAGCCTGTTAAACCTCTGTTGCAAATTCCCACTGCCGATCCAACGAAAGGAATCGAGTCACTGTTCGGAAAGCAGCCGGGCAAGAACATTCTGGACTCCGCTCCCGATCTCGGACAGTCCGCGGCCATCAGCAGCGTGAAAGAACTTTCCGACCTATTCAAACCTGTATTGAGCAAGGCCCAGGAGGCCATAAATTCCTTCAACGATGACTGGGATAAAAAGTCGGCCGGGACCGCAGAGAAGGTTATCGAGCAGCACAAAAAAGAGTATCTCCAATTCGCCGCCTATTTAGATTTGGGAGAAGTCAGCCAACAGCAATTTAATGACTTTCGACAGAAGAACGAAGCAGACCTTCAAGAGAAGCTGAAACAATTGCGCAAGGACACCGGCGCGAGCACGTTCCACGATGCCTGGCAGGATATGTTCTTGACCATTGAAAACAGCGGCAGAGATTTTGCGCGCAGCATCACTTCGGATATCGGAGACGCGATTCAGGGACTGACCGAACAACTTGCGAAGTTTATCGCTACCGGCCAGGGGTTGAATTTAAAGCAACTCGGCCAGAGCCTTGAAACAAATATAGTTTCTTCCGTGCTGAAAAAAGGTGAGAGCAGTTTGTTTGGTTCGCTCGGTCTCGGCCGAGGCAAGGCCGACGGCTCGAGCTCCGCGCCGTTCTACGTTACGCCGGTCGACGGATCCGGGAAGTCGCTCCTCGGAGGCATCGGAGGCGGGGCGGGGAAATTCGCGGGGATCCCGGCCGGCGACGGAGACGCCGCAACCGGAGGGATCACTTCCGGAATACAAAATCTCTTCTCATCGCTAACGAGCAAAATCGGGAGCATCTTCTCGAATATCGGCTCGATGTTCTCGTCGATCTTCTCGTCGATCGCCGGAGGCCTGGGAGGGATCGGATCCTTCTTCGGGAAGATCCTCGGCTCGTTTGGCGGAGGCATGGCCAGCGGAGGCGACGTCTCTCCGGGAAAGTTTTACGTCGTCGGCGAGCAGCATCCCGAATTTTTCGCTCCGAAGACGCGCGGCTCGATCGTCCCGCAACTGAATTCCGCGCGCGGCGATCAATCCGTGGTAATGCAGCTCCATATCCACGGCGTTACGGACGTCGACTCGTTCAAACAATCTCAGCAGCAAATTTATGCGGGGATCCACGCGACAGCGGCCGCGGCTTTCGCTCGCACTCGAGGATAAATCGCGATGTCTTTTTTCGAAGTAGAATTCCCGACGACGATCTCGCTCAAAGCGAGCGGAGGGCCGACGCTTAATACTTCCGTCAATACGTCGCTCGCCGGCGCCGAGCAACGGAATCGGAACTGGGCTCTCGCGCGCTCGAAGTGGCAAGTCTCGCTTCTCACTCCGTCCGGCATCCTTGCGCAAACTTTCGTCGATCTCCTCCAGGCTTTTTTTCTCGTCGTGGGAGGCCGGGCCGACGGCTTCCGCCTGAAAGACCATAAAGACTTTCAGTTTTCAAACGAACAGATCGGAGTCGGAACGGGATCGCTAACAACCTTCCAGCTCCAGAAGACCTACACGATCGGAGGCCGCACCTATACGCGCACGATCGCGAAGCCGATCATGGGGACGGTTAGCAATTACAAAGGCGTCGCGCTCCCGAATACCGTCACGCTCACCGATAACGGGACGCCGATCGCCGGCGGATCCTTCTCCGTAAACGCTACGACGGGGATCGCCACGATCCCGACGCCTCCGCTCGCGGGACACATTATCCGCGCCTCGGGACAGTTTCACTTCCCGGTAAGGTTCGATAGCGACGAGCTCGCGCTCCAGGTCGAGGCGATGGCCGGCGACAACATCTCGCCGATCGTTTCGCTAAACACGATCGGCTTAATCGAGTTAAGGGCTCCGTACTGATGAAGTCCGTTAGCGTAGCTCTCGCGTCACACTTCGGCCAGGGATGCATGACAATTGCGATCCTCTGGAAAGTGAAGCGCCAAGACGGAACGATCCTCGGTTTTACAACTCACGATCAAGACATCATCTACAACGATGGAACGGACACCGTCACCTATCAAGGCGCGACGGGGATGTCGCCTTCCGCGACGGAGACGGCCGTCGGCTTTTCCGTCGACAATTTGCAGATCTCTGCTTTTCTCGACGCCGGCTCGATCTCCGAGGACGATCTCGCCGCGGGTAAATATAGTTTCGCGGACATAGAGATCCGCGTCGTTAACTGGGCCGATCTCACGATGGGAGATATGAAGCTCCGGAAGGGAACGCTCGGACAGACCAGCGTTAAATCTGGAATGTTTAGTTCAGAGATCCGCGGCCTCTCTTACCACTTCGGAACGATCATCGGACAAACCTTCGGGCCGGTATGTCGTTACGATCTCGGCGATGCTCAATGCACGGTAAATCTCGCGCCTCTCATACAAACGGGAGCCGTCGCGTCCTTCGTCGATCCGCGACAATTCAATCCCTCCGGGCTCACCGGCGCGGCCGGCTACTTCACCGAAGGCGTACTTACCTGGACGAGCGGAGCGAATAACGGCGCGAAGATGGATGTCGGGGAGTGGGACGGAACAACGATAACGCTCTTCGAGAGCATGTTTAACGCGATCGCGATCGGAGATACGTTTACCGTCGAGCCGGGATGCAATCACTACACCAGCGACTGCTTTAACAAGTTTAATAACATCGTAAACTTCGGCGGCGAGCCGGACATGCCGGGCCTGGATAAGATCACGCAGTACCCGGATGCGCGATGACGAAGACGCTCAAACACTGCGATAAATGCGGAGCACTTGCGACTCGAGGCGAATTCGATTACGAGGAGATTCCGGGGCTCCCTGGCGAGCATCGCGAATTCCGGCAACGCGCGCATGAGCGCCTGGGATGCAACGCTCATCCTCCGGAGTCGTGGACTTACTATCTCGACGGCCGAAAAATTGAAACCAGCAAGACGCGGCCAGAATGGATCCCGCACGCATGACTACCGCGGCCGAAGTGATCGAGCAAGCGCGCAAGTATGTGGATACGCCGTTTCTCGACAAAGGCCGGCGGATCGGCCAGGGGATCGATTGTGTCGGGCTCGTTCTTTGCGTCGCGGAAGATCTCGCGATTCTCGATCGTCGCGGCGTCCCGCTACTCCGGACGGACTATGTCGATTACTCGCCGCAACCGAATGACGCCTTCGTGCATGAGACGTGCATCGATCGGCTCGAGCGCCAGGCACCAGGCGCGCCGTTTTATCCCGGAGCCGTCGTATCGATGCGGATCCCGACGTATCCCTGTCACGTTGGGATCATCGCGGAGCGGCCGGAAAGTTTGTACTTGATCCACGCTTATTCGTCGCCGAATCAAAAAGTTAACAAATGTAGCGAGATCATCTTCGACGTGTCGTGGATGCGTCGCGTCGTGGGGATTTTTAAATTTACTGGAGTCGACTACTAAATGGCGCGGATCGCTTTAATCGTAGGATTCGCAGCAGCCGGCGCGCTAACCGGCGGCCTTGCCTGGGCTGGTTTTTTGGGTTTTGGAATTGCCGGGTCTGCACTCGGCGCTATCGGATTAGGTGCAGCGGTAGGCGGCACCGTTGGCCAGCTCGCCGCGGCCGTGCTCTTCCCAGGCCATAGTTTCTCGAGCGGTCCGCGGCTCCAGGATACGCAAATATCGAGCTCCGCGCCTGGTATGCCGATCCCGATCCTCTACGGCTCTTCTCGCATGGGAGGGCAAATCATATGGGCGACAGGGATCCACGAAACGAAAACGACGTCGACCGTCTCCGCGAAGGGCGCGCCGTCGCAAACCTCGACGACGTACAGTTACACGACAAGCTTCGCGGCGATGTTTTGCGAAGGGCCGGCGAACGTCTTGCAAGTTTGGGGAGACGCAAAGCTCATCTACGATAAAACCGGGAAGGGCGCGATCGCGGCCGACAAGCTCGCGACTGGCATCGGAACGAATACGAAGCTCGTCGTCCCTAAAATTTATCCAGGCTCGACGACGCAACTCCCGGATCCCACCATACAAGCCGATCGCGGGATTAACTTCACACCGGGATACCGCGGACGTTGCTATATCGTTTATGAAAATTTCCCCCTGGCCGACTTCGGAAACCGGCTCCCGAATATCCGCGGCCTTTGTGTGAGCTCTACCGTCCAGGCCTACATCAAAGACACCTATCCGCCGGCGGGACTCCTCGATCCGCAGACAAACACTTATCAGCCGTCAAAATGGCCGTTTATCTCGCCGCTCGCGCGCGAAGCCGTGGTCTTCGACATCGCCTCCGGCTTCGTGGTCGAGACGATCGATCTCAATACTTCGAATACGATCGCGCTCGGATCCTGGATCGCCGCTACGGTCTTCACTCCTGGGATGCAAATCCTAGATCCAAACGGCAACGTCCAGAGTGTGTACTCGACTACCGGCGATCAAAAAACGGGCGGAAGTGTCCCGACGTTTACACACACCGAAGGCGACACCACGACGGACAACCATGTCACCTGGATTAATGTCGGAGCCGGGCCGTCGGGGATCCCCGTCACGGCCAAAGGAATTTTAGTTTTCCCCGAAGCCGCAAACGAAACCTTTAGCGCAAATACCGGGACTATGCCGTTTACCGCGGCCGTCGATTCGCAAGGTTACATCTGGAATTGCGCGCTCGTCAGCAAGGCCGGCATCTCGAACAATTGGTATATGTACCGATTCGATCCTCGAACGTTTGCGCCAGTCGCGCGGATCGATCTCGGGCCGAATTCCGGGCCGGTCTTGTCTTACGTTACGACGGCCGTCAATGGACGGAATGTCGTCATCGCGACGACGGCGCGGAACTACACCGATAACGGCCAGATTTATTTTATCGATGGAGCCTCCGGAGGGATCATCGCGCAAGGTCTTTGCGCCGGGACGGTCCCTAACATTCATTACGCGAACGGTCCGGGAACGCCGGCGATCGACAAGCAAGGCGTCGCCTATGTCGCCTGGTGGGAAAGCACAAGCTCACCGTGGGCTTACGCAATTTATAAATACGATGCGCGGAGCGGAGGCGTCCAGACATCCTTCTATTTTTTTAACGGCGACGCGACGCACGGCGTCCCGCGAAGCGTGGTCTGGAACGCGGCCGACAATTCGCTAATCTGCTTTAACGATCTCGGCGCGATCGTAAAGATCGACGTCAAGACAATGACGATTCTCGCAACTAGTGCTCCGCTCATGTTTGACGGCGGAGGCAATTGGTTTGAAAAGATCGGGAAGGCTTATAACGGCCAGGCTCCGGCGTCCGGACTTATTGTCTTGCCGGCCGGCTCGGCCGTGGGTGTCGCGGGTAACACGCATTATTTGACGTTTGACTGTACGGCCTTCGCCGAAGTGTCGCGCGTTAACCAGCGGCTCTACGTCGCCAACTCCGGGAACTGGTCAGGCGTCGACTTTTTCGCCTACGACGTTCCTACGCATTCGATTGTCGCGTCTTGCATCAACTATTTTGCCGGGACTTTCCGGATCTACCTCGAGAGACAAACCGTCGGCGGAGCTACTCTCGATCAAGTCGTCCTCGATCTTTTGAAGCGTGGCAATCTGGATCCCTCTCTCGTCGACGCTACTCAGCTCTCCTCGGATATTGTCTTCGGCTATCCGATGACGCGAAACACCGACGTTAAGAACGCTTTGACGCCGCTCGCCGCGGCCTATTTTTTCGACATCGTCGAGCGCGATTTTAAACTCTATTGTGTGAAAAAAGGCGGATCCTCGGCGATGTCGATTCCCGAAGCCGATCTCGGACTCCTGGGCGACGGCTTCGAAGTTAAGCCGACATTCGCGCAAGAGGCGGATCTCCCGAAGTCCGTCGAGATCATGTACTCGGATCCCGCGCGGGATTATCAACCGCAGAAACAAGGGAAGCGCCGGCATGCGCGCGTCGTCAAAACGAAAAACAAAACGATTATCGAGCTGCCGCTAACTTTAAATTCCGATGTCGCGATGTCGATCGCCGTCAAAGCTCTGCAAGTTTTTTGGGATGAGCGGAATACTTACACCTTTAATCTCTATTCCGCGAAGTACCAGATCCTCGATCCCTCCGATGTCGTGACCTTCACCTATCGAGGAAAGCAATACGCCGCGCGGATCACCAAGACGGTAAGCGGCCTAGATTTTTCTATTCAAATGGAAGCCGCTTCGGAAGATCCGCGGAACTATATCACCGCGCAAAAGGGATCCGGAGCGGGGAGCTACGTCTCGCCGATCCTCAATCCCGCGCCGAATACGATCCTCTTCGTACTGGACATCGGGCTCCTGCAAGACCAAGACGCATCCGTCCAGGGCTCGACGGGCTTCTATGACGCGATGAGCACGCCGACGCTCGGATGGCCGGGAGGCGCGCTTTATTTGTCGACGGATAACGAGAATTATCTTCCGGTCGACTATTCAAATACGCCGATCCCTTACGGGATCGTGGGAGCCGCATTGCCGGCGCCGGCGCGGCCTTATACGACGTTCGATTACAAAACGGTAATCAATGTGCGGATGGCCGCGGGACAAACGCTATCGAGCTGCACGATGGCGCAACTATTGAACGGCGCGAATGCTTGCCTCATCGGGACGACGCAATATATCTTCGATCCGCGATACAACCTCTTCCAGACGCATCCGGTCTATCCTTACGAGCTCCTCCAGTTTAAGAATGCGACGCTCCTCGCGGACGGCTCATACAACCTCGACACTTTGATCCGCGGCCAGCGCGGGACGGAATGGACAGTCGGAATGCATCTCGCCGGCGAGACGTTTATTCTCCTCGGCGCCGGCGGAATGGATCGCAAGTCGGCGGCGACGTCGATCATCGGAATTAATTATCAGTATTACAAAGGCGTCACCGTGGGCGCGGACGTGCCTTCGACGCCGACACTCGGGATCCAACATCGCGGAATGGATCTAAGGCCTTACGCGCCGTGTCAAGTCCGCGGCGTCCGCGACGGTTCTAATAATCTTACGATCACGTGGGTCAGACGAACGCGCGTCGGCGGCGATGGCTTGCTCGACGGGATCGACACCGTCCCGCTCGCGGAAGATAACGAGCTTTATGAGATCGATGTTTTCTTTGCCGGCTTGCTTATTCGGCCGGGAAACTCGGCTCCTTTTCTCCCGGCGTTTTTTTCGACGACGCCAAGCTTCGTCTATACGGCCGCGCAACAAACGTCCGACGGCCTTACTCCCGGCACTCCGATACATTTCAAGATTTACCAGGTTAGCGCGCAAGTCGGGCCGGGGATCCCGGCCGACGTGACTCTCTAAAGGGGAAAAAATGTCTACTCCGAATCTAGCGATCGCTCACGTCCTCCCGACACAGAATAATAAAACCGTCACGATTAACGCCGGCCTGGATCAAATCGATACCGTGATCGCCGGCTCGATTACCGAGGCGATGTCCGACGCGGACTTCACCGTCCCGACAGCCGACGCGCTCGCCTACATGGCGTTTAAATTCACCGGCGCGTTAACGGCCGTGCGGAATGTGATCGTCCCGCTCGTCAAAAAGATCTACCTGGTACAAAACGCCACAACGGGAGGCCAAGACATACTTTTTAAAACCGTTTCCGTAGGCGGAGGAGTAATCATCTCGCCGAATACCGGGACGGCCGGCGGCTTCGTCGCGGTCTATTGCGACGGGACGTATCTCGTTCCGCTCTTCGCTCCGCAGTCATGGGACATAACGGTCTTCGCGCCTGGCGTGGGAACAAATAACCAGGTCCTCTACTACGCGAAAGTGAATCGGCCGTTTATCGCCGCGCAAGGCGCGGGACAATCGAACGCCAGCGCGAAGATCGCCGCGACGGCGAGCACTACGTTTACACTCAAAAAAAACGGCTCGGCTTTCGCGACGGTAAACTATGCGATCGGCGCGACGGCCGGCGTCTTCACACAAGCCGCGCAGGCAACTTTCGCGGCAACCGATGCGCTTGAGATCGACGGGCCGGCCGTCGCGGACGCTACGCTCGCCGGCGTGAGCATAAATCTAAACGTGCAACGGATCTAAAAAACTCTTGGGGCGCGATCACCGGGGATGGATGAATGAGATACACGTCCAACAAATGATGTCTCATTGCATCGGATCCGCTCCGGAAGTAGCGTGCGGAATCCTTACCGTCGATAGCGTGCTCCCTTGCGAGAATGTGGAGAAAGTTCCGCATCTCAATTGTTACAAGGTCCCGTCGGCCGTGATCTACAAGCTTCCGCGAGGCGAGCTCCGCGGATTTTTTCATTCGCACGTTAACTCTCCCGCTATCCCTACGGAGCGAGATCTTCTCGCCGCTAACTGGTTTGGGTATGTTTATTGCATCCTCGGGGTGTACGACGATACCGCGCGCGAATTCCGTCTCTATCGACTCGAGGGAACGCCGTCCGCCAAATTTTTTACGGCGATCACACTCGGCTCTATATGGGACAAGACGAGATGAGTAGGCCGAGCTCGCTTCGTCCGACGGCCGCGGACACTCCCGAAGCCAGGCTCGCCGGCGTCGTCGGGAATCTAATCGAAAAATTTAAAAGCGAACACTCCCACTATCCCGATATTGCGGATTTTTGCGAGGCATTGCAGCCGCACATCCGCCGGGAGATCTTACTCGCGATGCTGGACGAGGCGCAGATTCCGACGATCCAGCGCGGCGATCGGATCCGGGCCATTGTCGGCGAGCTCGCCGAGCTTCTACTGATTCAAGAGATGGAGTCGGGGACTTGAATCTCGAGCCGCGCGACTATCTGGAGATAGTCGGCTCGATCTTCCTGGCCGGCGGAGCTTTTGCAGTATTTAACGAGCGGCTCCGGCGCGTCGAGCACTCGCTCCGATCGAATGTTAACGGCCTGGGAACGAAGACAAACAAGCTCGTCTTGTATATCCAGGAGTCGACGGATGATCCGGTCAAGCGCACACGCTTAACGGATCTATTTAAATAGAAAAATGATCCTCCCTTCCACGCGCGTCAAACTCGAGATCGCCGCGGCGATCGCCGTCCTTGCCGGCGGAGGGATCGGCTTCCATTCCTGGATCGGCGAGCACGACGCCAGGTTAACGGCCGAGACTACGGCTAAAACTTCGCAGATCGCTTTCGACAAGGCCTCCGAGCAGATCCGCATCGAACGCGCGGCCGAGCAGCTCCGGGACAAAGAGTCGGCGGAACGGATCTCCGGGATCCTGGCCGACGCGGCCAAAGCTAAAACTCCGGAGCAGATCGTTCACTATCTCCCGACTCAGCTCCCGACGAAGATCCCGATCGAGATCTCGATCCCGAAGCCGACGATCGATAATCCCACGCCAAACGCGATCGCCTCGATCCCACAGTCCGAGCTCCCGCTCTTGCGCGACACTTTCGCCAAGTGTAAAACTGACGCCGTCGCGCTGAGAACGTGTACAGCCGACATCGCCTCGCGCGATCGCGAGATGGCGCAAGCCGACATTAAAATTAAAGCGATGACGGATGAGCGCGATACCTGGAAGAAAGCGGCCGGCGCGACGAAGTGGCAACGCGCACAGCACGTGATCGAGCTCGGCCTGGCGCTCGCCGTGGGAATCGCCGTCGATCGAGCAGCGGCGCACAAGTGAGCAGGAGTACGCACAAGTGAGCATGCGAAAAAATAATAACGGGCCGCGCGCCGGCGACGTGCGACTCACCGAGCAAGCATGGTTTAAAACTCGTCGCGATCGGCAACGCCGGCGAAATGAGATCGCGAAGGCCTCGCGCAAGCGCAACCGTAGACGATGACGATCGAATCGATGATCCTTAAGCGCAAAGACGGGAGCTCCGGATACAAGCGAATCGAGATCCGCATCTTCGGGCCGGAGAATAAAGACTCCAAACTTCACATTATCCAGGCTCAACCTGGCGCGCATTATCCCGAAGCGCAAGTCGAGGGGATCCTCGAAAACTTCGCCGAGAAGATTGAGACGGCGGCTCCGGAGGAAGAGTACGAGATCGTCGAGATCGGGCCAGCGCGTTTTAATTTTGTTTGGCGTGGAAGAAAGCCGTCGCCGGCGGAACAGCAAATCGCCTACCAGGCGCCGTAAGCATGAACTCATTCAGAAAACCCGTAACGCAACGCATGGAGCGCGATAAGTTAGTGTTTAAAACGGAGCCCCGAACTGGCGAACTAACCCCGGTTCTGGTCGACATCGATTGTCCGGTATGCAAAACAGATCTCGAACTCAATCTCCTCGAGGAGAGCTTCGACGAAGATCGCCGCGTGCGGATCTGGATCGGAACGGGCCGATGCATTTGCGGCCGCATCGTTTGCGCTACCGGATATTACGGCCTTCGAATCCTCCGGCTTTATACCGTCGCATCGAGCGGCCGACGATCGGACTCCGTAGAATTCCTTCGACAAGTACCGCTCCCAAAACCAGGGCGATAAATTATTTCCGCTATAGACTTTGAGCGCGGAGCGGCCGATCTCTTTTCCTTGCCCGACAAAAGGGGACATGCGTGTTGCCGACGGAGCAGGGCTCCCGGCAAAAAGCAGTCGCTCCGTTTTTACTCCGACAACTCCAAACACTCCCGACACTCCGCGCTGGGATGGCCAGCGCCGCGATACTGGCCAGCGGAGAGCTACGATCTCGGCTCGGGTGAGTCTTCACACGGTCCCCGCTATATAAATGTTAAGTCCTCTGGAATCAGTGAAACGGGTTGGCACCAACTCGGCATCTGCGATTTACAAATGTAAATATCTTTACATTTCGTTACAAACTAAAGGACTTACGGTGTAGTGGAACCGCGACGAGGGACCATCTGTCCCGCGCGTCAGCTTCCGCGCGCCGTGGTAGAATCCGATCGGATCGGCGAGCGCGCTCCAAAGGCGTCGAAGAGTCCGGGGAAGGTGCACCTGAACCGGATGACAGCGGCGATGAACTGCGGGTTCGAATCCCGCCGCCGATCACTCTTCCCGACAATGCTGGTTAAATCTTCACCAGGCCGTAAAGAATTTCGCGGGGGGTTAAGAATTGAGCGGCGATGTCGTGTACTGCAAAACGCTATACAAATGCAGCCGCCGAAGGGAAGTGTCACGCTTCCGCGTTATAGGTTGAATGGGTTTGTGAAGTGCGCAGAACTGCGCACTTGTGCGCTACCGCCAATTACCACTCGTCGACGTCCGCCTCAGCCATCGCGCAATCTTCGCATTGCTCCGAGACGCCGGAGCCGCGACACTCCGGGCAAGTCCCGAGATCCCATCCGGACGGCTGTGTTTTGTCCTCGACTTCGACGGTCCCCTGGCCGTGGCACGTCGAGCAGGTTATGCAAGTGCAGCTCACGGCTTCGATCCTGGCTTCCATCGTTCGACAAACTCATCGCGCTGGACCAGCGCGGCGAAGTCCAAAAGCGTGCGGCGCGCGAGCGTAATAATTCGGCTTCGTCTGCCCGGATCGATATCCTCTGCCCGCTGGTAAATTAACTCCAGCACATCGTCGGCGATGTCGCCGGCGTGATCGATTGCCATTTGTTCGAGCTGCTCGTCTGTCACGGCTTCGATCCGATCTCCCGAAAATCAGGGAAGACTTCGACGTGTTCGCCGACGACGTAAGGCTTCTCGGGTGCAGCAATGAAGCCTCCGGACGCGAGCGTGCACGGCGCGTCCGTCATCGGGTTTCGATCTTCCGGGTTGAACTTCTTCTCGACCGCAATGCGGTTAGCGAGCTCGCGTGCATAAGCTTCCAAGAATTCGTTGCTGTAGACTGTCCTGAGTCCTCCGATGCATTTAGCGGATTTTTCTACGTGTTCTCTCACTATGCTTTCTACAGCGCCGGCCGGCAGATGATCCCGCAATAGCACGTACAAAAAGCTAACCATTCCTTCGTTGCTCACGGCTTCGATCCGATCTTCTCGACCGCGGCATCCGCGAATCTCACAAAGCTGTGTTTCTCTTCGTCGCTTCGTAACTTGTACCAGGGGTATTTGACAACTGATATCTTTGCCACGACTAGACGAAAATTCATTGCTCCGCATCGGTAGCAAAGGTTAGGGCGCCCAAGATGGATGTGAAAAAACGCCCGGCAATCCTGGCATTGATAATTCAGACGGAATGTTATGTCCGGCGTGGGATCTGACATCACTGGTGGATCGTACATTAGCCTTTCGATCCGATCTTCTCGACCGCGGCTTGGCGATGGTCGGGAGAGAGGTGAGCATAACGCATGGTCATAAGGATCGACTTGTGGCCGAGGAGCACCTGGACGGTTCGGATGTCGACGCCGGCCATCACCAGGCGGCTCGCAAAAGTGTGACGGAGATCATGCCAGTGAAAGTCCTGGACGCCGGCGGCCTTCGCGGAATCTTCTAACCATCGGCGCCAATCGCGTTGCTCATCGTCCTTAGTGGCGCGGCAAACATAAACCGCGTCCGGCTTCTTTGCAAGCTGCAGGCGCTCGATCGCGGCGCGCGTCGACGAATTCACGACGATAAATCTCCGGCCGGTTTTTCCTTTCACTGTCAGAATCCCGCTTTCCAGGTCGACATCCTTCCACTTCAATGTGAATTGTTCGCCGCGGCGCATGCCGGTATAGAGCGCCAGGTCAAACTCCGGCTCATGATCCGAAAACTTCTTACGGATCATTCCGCGGAGCCTGGTCTCTTCGTCGTCTTTCAAATAGCGGACGCGGGAATCGTTCTCGCGAAAGCGCTTCACCCGGGCGACGGGGTTTGTACGGAGCCGGCCGGTCCGGAGCGCAAAGGAATAGATCGAAGAGATGAGCGATCGATACCGATTGACCGTGGATCCGGAGTTACCTGCATCGCGCAGATCGGAGAATAGTTTCTCGAGCTGCTCCGGAGTGATGAGCTCTGCCGGCGTCGCACCGATCCGCGGCAAGATTGTCTCCAATCGAAGACAATCTGTTTTGTAGGATTGCGGAGCGAGACGAAGTTTCTTGTGCTGCAGGGCGGCCAGCGCCAGCTCCCGGAACGAGACGGCCGCGGCGCGCGGCGACAGGTACTTTCCTTCGCGGATCTCAGCTTGTCGCCTGGCGAAGGCCTCGAGGGCTTCGGATCGACGGCCGATCTTTTCGCGATGACGCTTGCGGCCGGCGTCGTAATAGTCGATCCAGAAGACGCCGGACTTCGGAGGCCGCTCGAAGATGCCTCCGCTCTGCTTAATTTTCATTTACAAACAACGTAGCACGGCTGTTATAGTGCGATCTTAACTTACCTAATCGGCCTGACGAACACACCAACGCCGCGCACTCCGAATCGTGCGCGGCGTTTTTCTATTGTCCAGAAGCTTTAACTGCAACCATAGCCTCGTGCCCTTGTTTGGTTTTCCAGTCGGCTAAGATTGAGGCGCAGAACTTTTCAGATTTGTTCTTGATGCTCTGATGTATCCCGTGCGCAGCGTCCATGAGAAGTACTTCGCCGGATGCATTCAGAATTGCCATCTGGTTGTGGTTGTTGGCTTCGTGGTTCAGCATTACGGTGTAGTCTGCACCGTCCTGCTTCATCGTGACGGTTACCGGGCAACCTGCAAAGTCTTTAGCCAACTCAAGGCTCTGGTCATGCTGACTGGTGTTTGACCACGCACCGCCAAACAAACCACGGCCAGCGGTTGTCTGCGTGTTTCCGGCGCCATTGAGAAACACAACGGGTCTATCATGAGCAACAGTGACAGGCGATGCTGGTGCAGGTTTGACCAGCTCGGCAGGCGCTACCGTCACAGCCCGCGGTGCGGTAGGTTCCGACGTTACTTTCTCCTTAACGATTGAGCAGACCTGAGTGTCTGCCCCACTCCCAACGATTGACTCGCTAGGGCCGATATTGTCGCCCGGCGTCAGTGGTCGGCATTTGACTTCTGTTTTGGTTCCCTGTGCAAACGCGGGTGCAGCAAACAGTAGACTGATGGACAGAAGGCGGGCGATTTTCATTGGCGTTGCTCCTTTTTGTTCCGCAGGCCAATAGTAGTCACTAAGGCTTAGTTACGGGAATAGTACGTCTGTACCTTGTAACCTTTTGGGCAAGATCAGCGGATAGACCGGCGGATAAATCGAGCAACGCGCGCGTGCGCCTGGTGCCGCTGGTGCCATCCTGGTGCCAGCGACTCACGTTTTCCCACAACTCACCGCAGATGCTTTTACTGAAAAACAAGCGTTTAACGGGAAACCAATTCGTCCCACAACCCGCCGCGACTGGCTACGACGGAGTATGGATCCGCTGCTATAGCCGCCGCGCTAT